CCATTGCAATCGGAATTGATTTCGGAACGGCTGCAACAGGGCAAACTTGGACTGGATCAACGTATTGGAAATTGGTTGGCGGGTCATTAACCGGCATAACAAGCCAAACCATAGGTTTAATTGAGCAAACATCCGGCGGCAGTTTTGTATCCGGAGCTTTCTACACTGTTTCAACACCTACGTCGGCATCGCTAATTTCTCAGCGAGCAACAGCAACGCGCACGCTTTCTGGTGGCGCGACCGTAGCGCAGTGCTTTATGCCCCTGCAAATAAACGTTGCAGGCAGCACCGCTATTGACTTTACCCTCCGCATCGGCCTACCCCAGCTAGAACAGGGCGCCTTTGCTACCAGCGTGATCCCGACTTCCGGCACAGCCGTCACCCGCAGTGCTGACGTGGTCAGCATTAGTGGTAGCAACTTCTCTGCCTGGTACCGGCAGGATGCAGTTAGCGTATTCTCTCAATCCACGAAATCATCTACAAGTACAGGAGCGCCCTTTTCTATTAACGATGGCACAACAAGCAACCGTATTTCGGGGCTTATTGTTCCAAGCGCCAACTTTACCGCTGCTCGCAATACCGCAGGAGCGGGAACATTATTTACGCCCGGCACAGCAAATCAACCAATTGTTGGGTTAAATAAAATAGCGCAAGCGTCAGCAAATTTTGATCATGCGGTTGTTCTTAATGGAGGCAGTGTCGCGACAGCAGCCACCTACGGGATGCCTGTTGTAGACAGACTAGAGATTGGTTCCCAACTGACTGGAAGTTTCATAAATGGATCATTGGCGCGGCTAACTATCTGGCCCACCCGCCTCCCGAACTCCACGCTCCAGGCAATGACGCAATGACCCCAGCCCTCGTAGACGGCAACACTTCCCCGCTTTAGCCATGTACTGTTTCCGCTTTCCAGACCAGGCCACATTCCGCAGCCTTGCTGGTACCGAAGGGCTGCTCACCGAAGACGACGAGCTGATCACCGCCAGCCACACCTTTGCCATTGATGAGGTGGGCACGCTCAGCCAAGGCGGTGAATGGGACGCCAATGGCGACGTAATCACACCCCCCACCATCCTGCCCGGCTGGCACGTCAACTACGCCGGTGAGCCCCCTGAGGCTTGGGACCAATACCTGATCGTGGTCAATAGTGCCAGCCGTGTGTTCTTCGGTGGCTCCACCCAAGCCCCGGACACTGCCACCCTGGAGGCCATGGCCGCATGACTAACCCCTATCTCCGTGCTGCTAAGAAGTTCCCGGCTATGAAGGCGCAGGCCCTAGAGCGCCTAAGCAAGCGGCCAGATCGCCCCGCCAAGCCCGAAGCACCAGAGACGCCCACAAGGGCCAAGAAACCTGCTGCTTAGCGAGTGCCGAAGTCTCCGGTCGCCTTTCAACCGCTCCCTGAGCCTTTCAACCAAGACTTCCGTTATTTCTTGGTGGTGGTTTGGCGCCACTTGAACCTGCCGGATCCGACCCCGATCCAGCTGGACATCGCCTACTTCATGCAGCACGGCTCCAACCGCCGCATCATTGAAGCGTTCCGGGGTGTCGGGAAGTCATGGATGGCCGCGGCCTACACCCTCTGGCTGCTGCGCAACGACCCCCAAAAGAAAATCATGGTGGTGTCGGCTTCTAAGACCCGGGCCGATGACTTCTCGCAGTTCTGCATCCGCCTGATTCGGGAGATGCCACTGCTCCAGTGCCTCTCACCGGACCGTGATGAGCAGCGAGCTGCAGCAAACCGCTTTGATGTGCGACCTGCACTGCCCGACCAAAGCCCATCGTTGAAGTCCGTGGGTGTCTTTGGTCAGCTGACCGGCTCCCGTGCCGACCTGATCATCCCGGACGACGTCGAAACACCCTTCACCAGCTGGTCGGTGGCCATGCGGGAGAAGCTCCTGGCCGCTGTGGGTGAGTTCAACGCCATCCTCAAGCCTGGTGGGGAGGTGATGTTCCTCGGCACACCCCAAACAGAGGAGTCGATCTACAACAAGCTGCTGCCGCGGGGCTACGAAGCTCGCATCTGGCCAGCCAGGTACCCCCAGAAGCCTGAAAAGTACGGCGACTGCCTGGCTCCGGTGATCCAAGAGGCTGATGAGGCCATGATCGGCAAGCCCACCGACCCCCGCAGGTTCTCTGAGATGGACCTGTTGGAGCGGGAGACGTCGTATGGACGCTCTGCCTTTGCTCTGCAGTTCCAACTGGACACCACACTCAGCGACCTGGAGCGCTTCCCGCTGCGATTGTCGGACCTGGTGGTACTGGAGGTGTCAGATCACGGCCCAGAGAAGGTCGTGTGGTCCTCTGGCGCGGAGTACCGCATCAGTGACCTGCCGGCAGTGGGCTTCTCCGGCGACTACTACCACCGTCCGGCCTACATCCACGGCGAGTGGCTGCCGTTCCAGGGGTGCGTCATGTTCATCGACCCTTCAGGACGGGGTCAAGATGAAACGGCCTATGCCATCGTCGCCCACCTGAACGGCAACCTCTATGTCCTGGAGGTCGGTGCGTACAAGGATGGGTACACCGACGAGGTCCTGGAGGGCCTGGCCCAGGCGGCAAAGCGTCGCAAAGTCAACTTGCTTCTGCTGGAAGACCAGTTTGGTCAGGGCATGTTGGAGAACCTGCTCAAGCCGTACCTGCAGATCCACCATCCCTGCACGATTGAAACGGTACGGTCGAATGTCCAGAAGGAGCGGCGGATCATCAACGCCATGGAGCCGGTCCTGAACCAGCACCGGTTGATCGTCAGCCGCTCTGTCATCGAAAACGACAGCAAGGGACGTGACGATGAGGCCATTGAGAAGAAGCTGGCCTATCAGTTGTTCCACCAGCTCACTCACATCACCGTTGACCGGGGCTGCCTGCAGCATGACGACCGTCTGGACGCCTTGGCTGGTGCTGTTCAGTACTGGAACGAAAGTCTTGCAATCGATGAAGACCGCGCCATCAACGAAAGGCGCAGCGAGCTGTGGGACTTAGAACTGGAAGCCTTTATGGGGAACATTGACGGTGCTGTGGATGCGCATTTTCTTGGGATTGGCCTCCAGGATCTTCCGAAAAAAGCCGGTGGCAGCTGGATCCCCACTCGCGCCTAAGCCCGAACGCCCTCGGGCATGGGTCATCCGCCTCCCTGGCGTGTTCATTGGCTACGACGGACGCCGGCAGAAGGGTTCCTTCCAGACGGTGATCATGGCAATGTCAGAGGAAGCGGCCTGGGATGTCGCCATTCAGCACGACGTGTGGGAAGAACTGCCTTTCCAAGTGCCCAACGTGCAGATTTTCCCCAAAGACCCCCTGCCTTTGAGTCATGACCAGCATCCGCCTCACTGATGCGGCCAAGCACTACCAGGCAGAACCCCATCAGATAGCTGCCTGGAATGCCCTACAGGAGGCTTTGACTCCTAAGCAGCTCTCTGACTTCGCTGAGCTGTACAGAGCCTCCTCCACGGGCGCACAGGACCCCTTCAGGCCCACATCACCCTTCTCGTACAAGCTGACCCCCAACGTGACTTACGGGGAGATCACGTTGCAGTCCGAAGCACGGCGCTTCAAGCTGCAGCACCAGTGCGATACAGCCCTTCTGCTGGCCCAATTCGCCCAGAAAGCCCGGGATCACTACAAGCGCCCCCTGATCATCACCAGCGGGTACCGTCCGGCCAAGATCAACGCCCAAGTTGGAGGCGCTTCCCGCTCAGAACACCTCTACGACGCCCCTGATACGGGTGCCATCGACTTCTACATCGATGGAGTGTCCGTTTACACCCTGCAGGAGTGGGCAGACGACAACTGGCCCTATTCGCTGGGCTACGGGGCGCCCAAGGGGTTCATCCACGTCGGTATCCGTCCTGGTCGCCCCCGGGTACGCTGGGATTACTGACACCAGACCCATGAAAAAAGGCGGCAAGGGCGGGAAAGGCGGCGGCAAGAAGGGCTACTGAGCCCTACTGCTTAGCCCGCTTGCTGACCAGACCCGCCAGGATCTCAATGGCGCGGTAGATCTTCACGGCTGCCTTGCTCACGCCAGCCAGTGCCTCGTTGTCCTTGGGTGTCGGGGTCAGGTTGACCACCACCAGGGCCACGCCATGAATGGCGACAGCCAGGGTGACGTAGTCAGCAATGTTTTCCATGGTTGCTCCTTGATGCTTGCCAAGCCTCGCCAAGGTTATCTGCCGCTTCCTTGGCCAGCCAATCACTGATTGCCTGCTGCTGTCCTAACGCCACGTTCAGCAGCTCTGCTGCAGCCAGCAGGCCATCCAGATCCTCTTCCTCAAACAGGTGGAGCAGCTCTCGTTGCCGGGCCTCCTGGGCCAGCTGGCTCTGTAGTGACTGCTCGACCCGGTTCATTCGTGCTTCTCCAGGTCCCGAAGCCTGAACTCATGGTCCTTGATGTCGTCCTCCAGGCTCTTGATGTCCTTGCTCAGCTCGTTGCGTAAGGACTTCAGTTCGTGGATCACGGCATCCATGCCGGCTTTGAAGCCAGCTCGCATCGCCACGTTCTCCATGGCGATCTTCCACAAGGCACCCACCGCACCAACGATGCCTGCAGCAGCCAACGTCTCAAACATGCTTAGCGGGAGGACCATGCTGGTTGCACAGTACCTTCCCGCCGCGGCCTTGGGTATTAGTGCCCCTGTCCCCTGAGTTTCTTCTTGTTGCCTTTAGGTCTGCTGTGTTGACCCTGGCCTTGCCGGGTCTTCTTCGGTTTACCGGGGACATGCTCGATGCGAGCTGTGCCGGTCTTGCTGCGTACTGCCATGGTCTTACGGGCGGAGCCAGCAACCGCTGAAGTAGTCACCCAGGCAATTCTGGGCAGTGCCTTGCGAGTGCAGGATAAAGATCTCGACGTAGTCCGTGGTGCCGTTTAGGTAGAGGATGTCCGACACCAGGCTCCGGGCGTACAGCGTCGTCTCAAGACCCACGCCCTGTGACGTGAAGGACCCGTTCTTTGAGATGGCAATGCCAAACAGCGCTGCAGTAGTAGTGCCTTGATACTGAGCCGCGGCGTTGAGCTGGTAGTAGCCCGCCACTGTTGGTGTGAACCGGTTGCTGGCGTAGCAGCTGGCGGTGTCGGACTCCTCCGCGCCAAACGTCACCTTCGTCCAGGTGGAGTTGGCAACAGAAAACGCAGTACCTTGCCCTGCACGAAAAACAGGCCCCCCTGTCACCTTGGCGACAGTGATGGCCCCGTCTGCCACCTTCACAGTGGTGATGGCGCTGTTCTGGATCTTGCCGGTGCTCACCGCATCATTGGCCAGCTCGCTGCTGTCCACTGAGTTGGGTGCCATCTTGCTGGCAGTGATCGCATCGTTCTCCAGACGGGTGCCGGGGATGGTCCCGCTGTTGACGCTATTGGCTAGGTCCCGCGCTTTGGTCACAACACAGAGGGGATACAGCTCCCCTCATTCTGCCCCCTGCGTCAGGCCTTGCTACAGGGCTACGCGACGCACGGCACGGACCGACAGCGAGTTGTCCTTGGTGTAGCCGCCCGTGGCTGTTGGCAGCTGGCCAACACCGTTGGTGACATTGAAATAGCAGGCCAAGGTTGAAGTGTTGCCTGTATTGGATGTCCAGTACAGAAAGTCCTGGTAGCCGCCGGCAACAGCAGTCAGCCGCTCAGCCCCTGACGGGCTCTGGAACTCTGCATTAATCGTCTGGGCGGGAAGGGTGGTTGTGTTAATAACAGTCTGAGGCGGAACAGAGTAATCGTTAATGCCATAGTTAAAGTTTGCGGTTTGGCTAGTCGCGTTGTTGGTGGTAACTGGCTTCAGCGTTTTGTAAATGATGTCCATTTCATAGACGGCTGGCAGATACCAGTCGCTGTAGCCACCTGTCACAAGGTCTGCACAGAACTTTGCCGCTGGGTGAGTGGAGTTATTCAAAATGTTGTAGGTGTTGGCGTAGCCGTCAATCAGGCTGAATGAGCCAGACGTGTTGGTATTGGCCGTTTTCCATTGCCGGATCACGTCACCCGTGGATCGCGGGGAGATGATCAGCATGTGGCTGGCTACGCCATTCCCCGCATAGGAGACGTACCCCGCGAAGAATCCACCTTCCATGGCAGTGCCAGGTGGGATGCTACCCCCTGCACCTAGCAGCATCTGCATGATTGCCATCAGCTCAAGCCTCCACCGCTGATCACAAAGGTGTCGGCACTGACGCACAGGAGTGTCGCCAGGCCGTATTGCCCCAAGGTCCTGTTCCCTGTGTTGGCAGTACCAGCCTGCCGCAAGGTGACGCTTGCTCCTTGCGTGATGGTCTGGTTGCTTGTGCTGTTGTTGTAGATGGTGACCGCATCGCCAATGGCAAAGACACCTGCCGGTACGGTCACACCTCCTGTGGTGATACTGATGTGTTTCCCGGCGTCACTGACCAGCAGGGTGTAGGCCCCGGTCTTGGAGTTCTGCGGTACATCCCGCAGGTTGCCATCTCCATCGCTTACCGCCCCACTGAATGTTCCCGTGGTGCCACTGACGGCTGCACTGAAGGTGCCGGTCGTACCGCTCACGCCTCCACTGAAGGTGCCCGTGGTGCCGCTTACCGCACTGCTGAACGTGCCGGTGGTTGCGCTGACGCCACTGCTAAACGTCCCGGTGGTGCCGCTGACCGCACTGCTGAATGTTCCAGTGGTGCCGCTGACGGCTCCGCTGAACGTTCCTGTCGTGCCACTGACAGGTCCACTGAATGTGCCTGCAGTACCACTGACTCCTGCCCTGAAGGCACCGTTGCCTGCTGCATCCAGCGACAGGGCCAGCACACCACCTGTCGTCAGCCCCAGTTCATTGGCCCCTGGGCGGTAGATGCCTGTGTCTGCGTCGCTGGCAAAGGAGATGCTGGGAGCAGCAGCAGTGCCGTTGTTCAACGCAAGGGTTGGGATGGCAATGCTGGCGGCGCTGTAAGCCAACACCTCAACCACATCACTTGCCGTGAGGGCCGTCAGTCCTGTGATCGTTGAGCCGTTGGTGGCGACGTAGTCAGTGCCACGGGAAAGCAGCGCCCCGTTCAGGTACACCTGCTCAAATCCTGCGGTGTAGGCCAGCGTCACATTGTTGGCATCCAGGCCGGACAGGCTGGTTTCGCCACCAGCAGCAGTCTTCACCCACCTGACAATGGTCACGTTGGGCAGGGCGTCTTGCCACGACAGGCCGTTGTAGACCCGCAGGGTCTTAGTACTGGTATTGAAGTACTGGTCCCCTGCGTCAGGAGGCAGGCCGTATGGATCCACCAAAGGATCCACCGCATAGGCGCCGTAGTACAGACCGCGGACATCGGACAGTGGACCCACTGCATCCGACAGCTCCTGCTCTGCGTACAGGTGCTGCAGGTTCGATGTATCCAGATCAGAGGCAACCAGTGATGACCCATCGGTGAAGTCCACCAATGCAGCGGCCAGAGGCGTCACTCGACGGATCAACACCTCAACGCCATTGCCAGGTGCCACTGCGAACTGGATGGTGCTGGCGTTCACCCAGGTGAAGCTGGTGTTGACCGCAGCGACCTGTGCGTTGACGTGCTCCTTACGAATGTACGGAAAGGGAACTGCGTACTGGGTGGCGACGCCATTCCCCGCGTAGCTGATGTACGAGTAAGCCATTAGCGCAGGGCCTCCACAAATGCCGCAGGATCAATCTCCTGGCCGTATTTAAGCCGGAACTGGACCTCGCGGTTAGCACCTTCCGCCCAGTCCTTGTTGTCCATTAGTCGCTTGCCGGCAGGGCTGCTTAGGAATGTCTCCCGTCCCAGCTTCAGGTACTGGGCAATCACCTGGTTGAGGGCCGCGGCACGGAAGCTGACGACCTGCTCACTGGGTTGGCCCTGCGGGTTGTTCTTGTACAGGTCACTGGTGACCTCTTCCTCCAGGGCCTGCAGCAGGGTCCTGCCGAACTGGTCTGGTGTGCGGCTGATGGCCAGGACGTACTGCTCGTACTCGTAGGGGTTCAGCCGGTTCTCTTTGATCTTCCCGCCATCGGTGAAATCGGTGGCACGAGGACCAATGAAGCCAGCACCACGACCGGTCAGCTGACCCATCTCCCGCAGCACCACCTCACCAGGCTCACTCTTCTTCTGGAAGGGCGACAGCGGGTTGAACTGCAGGGCATACGACAGCCACGGGGATTCAGGCGGCAGGAACTGATCACCCCACACCCCACTGAGGAAGATGGGGTCACCTGTAATCCAGTTGCGCTTGGGTGGCAGCTCCGTCGAATAGCCCGGGAGCATGTTCTTGATCTCGCTGGACGTCTCCTCAAACAACCGCATCACCAGGTTGGGGTTGTTACTGGCAGGTACATCACGGGCGATGGGATCCTCAATGCGACGACCAGCCCGAAGGGAGCTGCTGCCAGGGACGAAGCTGGCGATCAAACGCTCCACATACCGGTTCACGGGATGACGACGGTTGGGTGCAATGTCCAGTTCACCCAGGCCCATGACCATCTCGTAGAACTCGGTGAAGCCCTGGTAGTAGGACTTCTGCAGCTGACCAGCTGCCACTGCCGACACCAGGTCCATCACGAGGGCGGAGCCCAAGCGCTCACGGGCCTCAGTGGTGACCTTGTTGGCCAGCTCGTGGTAATCCGCCAGGCCACCGAACAGGGACGCATAGGGATCCAGGGCCCGCATGCTGATCCAGTCGGAGAACATCGGGTTGCCGTTCTCGTCTTCACCCATGCGGATGCGGAAGGAGTAGGGCTGCTTGCCGTCCTGCTCCATCCACTTGCGCTTGGCGTCCGGGTTACCCGGGCCACCACCTGTGAACTCAATGCGGCCATGGGTGATGGCGATGCTGGCCAGGCTGATTGCCGCGGCCCCTGTCGCAATGTCACCCCATGCCCGGTCCCGGGTCATGGCGTCCTCAGAGAACACATCCCGCCACCAGGTGTCGACCAGTGGGGCCAGGGGCGTCTTGCGAGCTACTGACTTCACGATGTCACCAGGGGTGCGGTTGAAGGGCTGGATGAGGGCAAACAGGGGCTTGAAGGGGGAATCCAGCAGCTCCTGCCACACTCGTGGCATCAGGCTGAAGGTTCGTGCAAAGAACGGGATCTCGTCCATCCCCATGCCGAGAACCTTCTGGCCCTTCTCGACGTACTCATTGGCGTAGGCCATCGCCTCATCACCCTTGAGACCCTTGGCTTCTGCCAACTCCATCCCGCGGGTGGTGGTGCGGGTCTCCATCGACGCCCAGATGTCATCGGTAAAGGTGGCCCACCGTGTTGCGGTCTGCGCGTGGGGGCCGTCCATCACTGCTTTCAGGATGGTGCGACCGTCGATGGTCACGTCCTTGAGGCTGCGGTCGACAGCGGCCTGCGCATAATTCTGCGCAAACCTCCATGCCTCCTTGCTGTTGCCATCCATCCCCATGCGGACGGCGTGATCCAGACCAGGCTGCAGGTTGCGGACGTACTCAAACGACTGACCCACCAAGGTCTTGAAGGCGGAGTCAGCAGACACCTGCAGGCGGGTGGACAGGTTGAGCCCTTGCCAGATGCGCTTCTGCGCCATGGCCCAGTTGCTCTTGTCCTGGATCGACAGCCAGGGCATGGTGTTTAGGTCCCACTCCCCCTTCTGCGGGGAAGTGGCAAGCATCTCAGCGTCAGCGTCCTGCTTGGCCAGGCGGTCCAGGAAGTCCACCTGGCTGCGGTCCATGTCAAACAGGCCGCGGCCCACCTTGAACGACTCCACGCCCATGCGGAAGGCGTTGGCCAGGTTGCTGACGTACTGGCCGTAGATCATCAGCGACCGGCTGGCACGCACCGGGTGACCGGTGACCAGGGCACCAGCGGCCTGGGTAAGAGGCATCTCGACGGTGCGCAGGGCGCTGTTGAGGACGTTGCCCCAGAAGGTGATGCCACTGCTCAGCAGCTGGCTGGAGCGGTACATCATCAGGCCATTGGCACCCAGGTTCAGGGAGCTGTTGAACTTCTTCCAGAAGCCCTGGGAGAAGCCAGGGGTGACAGCGCTCTGGGCCATGTTGAGGGCCAGGGCGTTGAACTCTTCGATGACCTTCGGGTTGTCGTACTGGCCGGTGAGGATCGCTTCCTGAGCCTCTGGGCTGATACGGGCGCCGATGCTGTCAGCCACCAGCTCTTGCTGATCCTTGACCAGGGCCTGCTCCATCTCCTCTGCGATGTTCTTGCCGACAGGTGCAGCAGCGTCGTCAAAGGGAATGGATCCAGGGGCAGGGCGTGGGATCTGGGTGCTGCGCAGCAGTTGACCCAAGGGCCGGGTGACGGACTCAAGGGCACGGTTGGCACGGTCCTGCTGGGCCGCGGCTGTCACCAGCTCAGCGGTCAGCTTGCCCATGTCTGCTGCTTCATCCATCTGACCGTTCAGCCAGCGGTTGGCAGCAATGCCCGCCTGCAGGTTGGTGTCGTCGACATACAGCGCAGCAGCGCGGAGAGCCACCAGGTTGTCCCGGTAGGCCGACAGCGGCCCGCTCAGGCGCTTGAGGTTCTCCAGTACCGCTTGGCTGCTGTAGTTGGCCTTCTCCAGCCACGCAGCGGTGTCCGTCATGATCCGCTCGTCGGTCATGACTGGGATGCCTGTTGCATCCACCCGGTCGACCAGGTCGCTGTAGGCCCGGTAGGACTCCACCATCAGGGGTGGTTGGACGGGCTGGTACTTGGTGGCACCAGAGGGGGACTCCAGCTTCTGGACGTTGTTGAGCAGCAGGTCGTCCATGGTGACGTCGCCGGATTCCAGCAGCTCACGGTTGGCGAGCATCTGATCCGTCAGCTTCGTGGCCCATGCCTCGTCGGGTGTCGGGGGGACGACGTCGACAGGGGGTGGCTCAACGACAGGCTCATCCGGTGAGCCCATGGTCTGCTTCACCACTTGAGGAGCGGGCTCATCGACGACGGCCTGGGGTTCAGGAGCAGGCCCGTACTTCTGGGCCAGCATCTGGTTCCTGATCTCCACCCGCTGCTCGGGGGGCAGGTTGGCCATCGACTTGGTGAGCGTGGCATCCAGCTCCCGGATCTCATCGGGGGTGGCTGCAGC